TTATAGGCTTGCAATTACCTCTGCCTCTCTGATGATAATTTCTCCAGCATCATACCCATATTCCATTGAGTCGCCACCAATCAGATAAATTTTCTTTCCATATGCCTTAACCTTTGCGATCATTTCCTCTACATTGTCCTCGGAAGCCTTTAAAGCACATGTTCCATCAAGCTCTCCTGCATCATAGAAGCCTGCATACGGTCCTTCCTCTACCAGTTCCCCACCGCAATCTGCATCCTGAAAAAGCTGGTGTGAATTATCCATTACTTCGCCAACCTTATAATCTCTGCTATCTGTGCGAATACCAATGTATTCAAATTCTGCGTCTTCAATTAGATTTTTGATTTCTTCTACGGTCATAGCTTTTCTCCTTATGGCGTTTTCTCTTTGCTATGGTTATATTATAGTCTATTATCGTGTATGTGTCAATAGTCTATTTTCATGTACTCAAATTATTTTTATATTCCATTATATCTCCAGGCTGGCAATTTAGTAATTTGCATAGATTACATATAACCTCACAAGTCACATTCTCATTCTTAGTCAACTTTGCTACCGTATTGGAATGTATCCCGTTGTTCTTTAACCACTGCTTATTATATCCTTTTCTATCTAAAATAGTCCACAGCTTAGAAAAGTCAATATATCCGTTTGCTCCATAATTTGCCATTTGCAACACCTCTTTCCTTTTATATATGATAATAGATTTTCTGTATTATGTCAACGTCTATTTTTGTGTACTCTTTATACAAATCACATACTCGTTTTCCGTCTATTATTGTATACTATGTCAATAGACTTTTCATCTATTATCGTGTACAATATAATCATCAAAGGAACACAGATAATAAGGAGGATACAAAATGAATGAACACAGAGCAGAACTTAAAGAGATTACGCAGAACTAAAATTAAATCATATTGCTAATTATAAACAATCAATGGTAAAATAAAAAACGGAGGTATTATTATGATTTATTGGAGTGGAAAATCAACAGACGGAATTTGGAAACGTAGCTTTGAGGCCAGCAGCTTTGCAGACTTATTTAACTTGTTAATGAGCAAGGAAATTATCAACGACTATGATTACGATGTTTATGATCGCGCAGTGCTCGAAAAATATGACAAGACAGAGGACGATGAAGAATTCAAGGATACCGATGGCGAACTTGATTACGACAAGGTCCAGGCATTTGTGGATCAGCATCATTTGACAGACGAGGAATTATGGCTCCTCATTGCAAACAGAGACGGGAAAGCCTATTACCAAACTTTTGAGAGAAACACAAAAAATGGTCGAATCGAAATCGGGGAAAATGACTTTGATGAAGACGGGCATTATAAATATTAGGAGGCAACATGGGTTTCATAAATTCACAAGGTGAAAATATCAGTTTTGAGTGTTCGGAACTGATCGAAGAATTAAAGGAAGATATCGCAGAATTTGGTGGAGATAAGATTGTCGCCGTATGGTGTAAAGAAAGCGCAGATGTTACACTTTACACGAATTATGATTTTATCGAAAAAGAAGAACCAATAGGCGCAAGCGAATTGCACCACGACGAGTACATTCAGGAAATGACAATGACAGCGTTATTAACACTTCTCGAAAAGCAGAACGAAATAATATGATTAACACAAATTATAGCAAAAGGCAATCCGGTAGTATACTCCCCCGGATTGCCTTTTGTTTTAGATTCCAAGCATTGCTTTCCAAACTTCTGGCGTCACTCTTCCATCTGTTCCATCTTCACCGATTGTGATTCCGACGTGCTTTTTGTAGTCAAGTGTTGCAAGATATGTACCGGCATTAAATTCTCCAGACAAGTTCCCTGCTCGTCCATCCTCGCCCAGATCATACCCGCAACCTGCAAGCAGCTTTTGCCATAATAAAACTGCATTACCTTTCATTCCTCCGCCCAAAATTGGTACTTCAAACATGTATACATCCTCCCTTTTCTCCTCTTTTTCGGTCGGCTCTGCTTCTGCCGCTTTGATCTCTGGCTGTTTTGCTGGCGCTGATGCCGCCGGCTTTGCCGCTGATACTGATGCTTTAGATCCATTCTGTAACGCCATGACCGTATGGCTTCCTGGTTTAACCAGGATGTCTCCGCGCTTTAAATGCGCATCTGAGGTAAGATACTTTTTGTCGGTCAATACATCAAATTTGCCCGTTGCCGCAAAGCGCGCCCGCATATTGGATGTAGTCGGCGCATTTCCGGTATATTCAAGACTTGACACTCCCGCCGCAATGGCACAAAGCGTCATAAAAGCCGAGCAATCCGTATTACACCTCGACGTAATCTTTGCAAGGTCATAACCAACTTTGTGCGCCTGGGCGTGCGCACTGTTCCGGTCTGCCTGTGAGTATCCAATGTTGTTGTTTGCGCATCCTTTTTCACAAGCGCGCGCCATGCGCTCCGCTATCGCAGGATCCTTGCATCTGAGCACGAGGCTCCACGGCTTGCTGTACCACGTCCTGGTACATACCTCACGTCCCGTCTGATCTCCGGCAGCGCCATTTACACTGCCATTTTCGCTAATGCTTGCATGTCCAATTTTAATTGCCATGATTATCCCTCGCTTTCTTTGACTTCTGTTTTCGCATCAAGTAATTTCTGTGTCACAGAAAGTCCAACAATCAAAAATGTCGGCACTTTCACATTCATCTCTACGAGGTTTTCTAAAATGCTACGGATCTCGTTAATAAGGTATGTTGCAAGTGTAAACCACCCAAAAAACTGTACAAAAGACAAATCAACGCCGATAACCTCTCCCATATATGTGAAACTCATCGAAACAAAAAAGGCAATTCCAATAACAGTCCAGTACCATACTTTTTTAAAGATGCCTTTTGCGCCGATCGCACTGGATTCATTCTTATTATAGAATTTCGCTTTGCAGTACCCAGTTGCATAATCAATCACATTTAACAACAGGAATCCTGCAAACAGGAACCAGTATTTTCCGAGTAATGCTACCCCCATAGTTGCAATCAGTCCATAAATCATATTAATTTTATCAATTTTCATTTTGTTTTCCTCTCTTTCTGCCAGAAATTCCTGGCTTAAACTGTAATCTCTTTTTCGTCATTTGATCGTTCTGTAATTTCTGCATAGTCCTCTTCGGTCAGCCTCCCGATGCTGACAAGATATGCCAGTCTCTTTTTGCTCCAGTGTTTTGGATAATTCTTTTCAGCCAACTCCTTTACGTTCATGTTCATCACCTCCTTACAGATCCACGCCTGCTACTGCTGCAAGATATTCCACATCCGCCGCAGCCTGTTTTGCCACTTCCAGTGCTGACTTTTTTTTCAATCGGACACTATATGTATACGTTCCGTCAGTGTTTTTCCGCGCCACCACTTCATCATCAAGGACCGTGTACCCGGTGTACCGCATCTTCTTTTTCTCATTTTCCAGGATCACCGTACTGTCGTCCGTCAAATTCTCAAAAACTTTGACTGCTGTCTCCATCTGACCGGAGCTTTTAAATGTGACACACAAGATTTCCTCATTATCCAATCGTCCCATCTGTGCTCCAAGACCTACCGGTTCAAGCTCTTTCCCATTCACATACATTTTTAACATGTCTTTTACTTCCTCCCTTTCAGTTCTTCGATTTCTCTATTCAGGATTTGCACCATTCCGATCAAGTAAGGTACAAATGCTGTCGCATTTACGCCCGGCAATGTTTTATTTCCCATATCCCCCAAAAGTTCATTAAACTCTTCTTCATTCCAGTCCTCCGGTATTTCTACCGCTTCTGGTATGATTTTCTCTATCTCGTCAACAATTACGCCAACGACATCTTTTTTATCGTTGCCAAAGCCCGGCCTGTAATCAAAGCTTTCTATTGGTACTTCAAGGATTTTTCTGATCCTTTCGTCCAACGTCCTGGAGATATTTTCTTTTGCTCCTCGATACGAATCATGTACCAGCGATCCTCCATAATGGACATTAAGGCACTGCACATCCATGTTGCTGGTAGCTTCTGCATTTACCACGTTCAACAGCCGTCCAAACACGTTTACATTTTTCGTGTTTCCCGATGATTTTAAGTGCAACTCGTCATTCGATTTTATCAATCTAAACCAGTAAATCCCATGGTTTCCACTCGTAGAAAGATCCGCATTAACAATCACGTTCCCTGTTACCGTACCACCTGTCAGCTTTAGGCACTTATCTGCCCTTGCCTGCGCGTCTGTCTGGATATCCGCAAAATGTTTCCCATCCACAGTATCCGCATTACCTGCAGACGTGGCAGATTTAACAGATTTATCTTTGTCTGCTGTATTGTCACATTTTCCAAGCCCAACCTGTGCTTTTGTAACACCATGCGGATTCTTTTTATCCCCAATATGATCTATCAATGCCTTTACAGCCTTTTTCAGTTTTCCCCACGCTGTGGTATATTTTTCCCCGCTGGTCAACTCTTCGAGGTCTTTTACTTCCTCATAGGTCGGAGCACTGAATTTCTTGTCCAATGCCTCCATGTCTTCCTGCGTGGCGTAAACCCCGCTCGGAAATGTATACTGGAAAAGGATCTTATCGCAGTTCTGGATCTGCAGATAGTTTTCATAGATCAACGTTACGGGTGCGGTATCGTGATCCGGGAAGTAATCTGCCTTTTCCGCGATAGTGATCGCTACCAGCTTTTCTTCTCCATCTGCCAGCTTGCCATAAATCCCAATCTCCCGGATGTAATATCCAACCAATGTCTCATCGTTATTGATGCGGCTCTGGATTTTCAGGTTGTTATCATCGATCACCGAGACCTTTGTCACATCAAACACCTGTTTTGGATCCTTTAATGCAACAATCGCAGTCAGCTCTTCTCCGGTGTATTCTCCGGCTCCGACTGCGATTTGTGTGAACGTGATAGCAGTATCTGTCAGCATTGCATCTGCAAGCATAGCCAGTCCTGCTGTTGTTATTACTGATTTTTTAAACTCCGCCACTTTCTCTCCCTCCTTATTTTACCGTTAAAAACATTACTGTTACCGGTGGCGACAGCCCGGCTTTCGCCTCTGCTTTCGTTGTTGCTCCAAAATTGATATGCTCCAGATGCGACCTTGCATTTTTGACGCCATCGATCATCTTCCGGAATTTTTCAAACGCCTCTTCTGTCCTTGTCTCAGGTATGCTGAGTGAGAATGTCCCCGGCGCGCCACCTGTCTCAAACCACTCATGTACTTCTCCAGTCCCGAATATATACCGGATCATTTTTTCCACTGCCTCCGGTGTCCCTGCCTTCGAATAAATATACAGTGCGTTTTTAACAATCTGTCTTTTGTTTTCAATCGGAAGTGCCTGATCGTAGTATTGAGCCCGCAGTTCCGCTGCAAGAACATCCACAATTTTTTCCGGCAGATCATCTATCGCCGCATAAATCATTGACTGCGACACCTTTTCCAGGATCCTTTTCTGGCTCAATTTAATTGCATAGCTGATTGCCTGTACCTCTGGCTGTCCCGCCAAATTGAGCGGCAGAATATCTTTGATCTCACTGTCGGCCAAACTAATCATATTCAATCCCTCCATATGTCACTGTTTTTGTTCCAATCTGCGGTATCGCCGTCTTTTCAACAACCGTATGCACCGGTTCGTTGATTTCCACACGTCGAGCACCCGCCGCCACGATCAGGTGCGTCAAATAGGATGGATTGATATCTTTTCCTATCTTACTGTTTTGCCACAGGATATAGCTTTCGATCGCATCCTGGACTTTTTTCTGTATCTCCAGCGCAACCGCTTTTTGCGCGTCTGCAATATAGTAAGTCAGGTCTATGTTGTATGTGACTGTATCCGGTGCCAGCACCTTCACCTTGTCTGTCAGCGGCCGCCTGTCGCGCGCGCTCAGATATTCTGTTACACTGGTAATCAATTCTTCGCTTGGCAGTCTGCCTCCCTGCATGGACAACCGTACCTCAACTTCTGTCGGTGCCGGTGAGGATACATATACATCCTCGATCAACGGATTTGCCACTTTTGCATAATACGCATATGCATCTGCCGGTCCCGCCACCGAATAGGCAGACGGTGCGTGATATACCCTGTCTGCCAGATGGTCATCCGTCTCCTCATCCGCACCTCCGGCAGTCTCCTTTATATTTGTTGCGGTATCAACAAAGGGAATGGTATCTACCATCCTGCTTATCTCGCCCGGCAAATATCCATTCCCTTTTTCCCCAAGTTCTGTACACTGTGCCGGGATGTCCACAGATTCTTGTCCTGCCTTAATCTCACCAACTTCTGTTGTTGCAAACACGATTCCATTTCCTGACACTTTTGTGCCGGCCGGAATCGTGATCGCTGATGGCATCACATCATCCACTGCAAAACGCAGTGTAGTCATGGCACATGCTCCCTTATCCCTTTGTACCCCTCTGAGTGCCGCCACCTGATCTAAAAATGATCCCCTGGAATATTTCAGCAGATTCATTTTTGCTGCATTATCAAGATGCATATACATCTGATAGTGTTGTAACGTCACTGCATACAGGATCAACCTGTATGGATTTGCAAGCGATAGCTCTATGTCTTTTCCGGTTATTTCCCGGTACTTTGTGGTAAAATCACTAATCATCTGATTTTGCAGATCCTCCAGTGTCAGTCCATCTATAAAGCTGACATCCGGTATGTTTTTGATTGTATCTTCCATTTATGTCTCCCTCCCCCGCTCCAGGTATATGACCGGTGTCACTTTCCCGGATTTCTGGTCAGATTCAAACGTCACCTGTCGTACAAACACTCTCGGCTCATACTTTTCTGTCTTTGTCATGATCTCCACTGCATACTGGTTTTGCAAAACCGGCATTGTTTCGCCCAAGAAATCTCCTTTAATTCCAAACTCCCGATCAAGCGGCATCGTTCCAGCACGCGTGGAATACAACGTCTTTAAGCCAAGTTCTATGTCCTTATCCAAATCAAAGTCTGCTTTTATCTTTGCATCATTCAGATCCATTTAATATTCCTCCACCGTCAACGTTATTTTGCATTCATAAAGCAATCCATTCCTGTATATCGTGTTCCATGCTTCGCTGATCTTTGTAATCTTGTAATAAATACCATTGCCAAACCCGACACGCCTCCCGCCTATGACCAGCATCTCGACCGCACCTGACTTGACCTGATACTCCAACAGATCCAGCATCAGGCGCGGATTGATACCATGCGCCATTGATAGTATGATGTCAAATGTCATGCTGCTCAGATCCCAACCAATGTACTCGCTCTCTGCTTTTGACAGGATTCCCTCATGCGTACTCCATTTTCCGGAAACCTCTCTCTGAAAATTTGAAAACGTAAACATATAGCTGTCTGACACCGCAAAGTTCATGTACGGTCCAAATGATCCGATCACCGTGGCTGGCATCCAGTTCTCCCGATTGTATGCTGCTAAATCCGCCGCATCATTCGCCTCGCTCATCCTAATCTCCTTCCAGCAATCCCGCCACCTTACTTAACGCCACACTCTTTTCGCCCAGTTCAAAGATAATGTCGTTTTCCGTGGCTGTGACTGCACAACTGTCATTAAATCTCTTATAGTAAATCCCTTTTCCTGACTTCTCCGGTGGGTTCAGTTCATTATGCATTGTTCCAAGTGCAACCGTTCCTCCATCGCCTTCGATCACGAATACCAGCTCGCCTTTTTTTGGCATCCGGTACTCGCCGTTTGCGATGTATGGAATGTTTTTCGATACCTTGTCACTCCCTGCATACGCCACGCGGACCATACCTTTTCCATAGTCCACATTCGATACATACGCTATCTTTGCGCCCATCCCTATCACCTACGCTTCTATTCTCTGCTCTATTTTTTGCAGCTCCAATGTCATTTTGTAGCTTCCGCCGAGCGAATGTGTCACCTGGTTTACGAAATATTTTCCATCCATGATCCCAAATCCATACAGCTTTATATTCGACGTCGCAACAAGTTTCTTCGGGAGCTTCAATGAGCATGACATCGTTGTGCATCCTCTGTTACTCGCATTCAGCTTCTCTACTGTGATCCGCTGTGCATCCTGTAAGCTGTCCGCCTCCTCGCTGACCTCTAGCACACGCTCTTCTGATCCGATCGTAAAATCATACGTTTCTCCCGACTCCGAATTGGTATAGTTATAGTGTGCTCCAGTGTACGAGTCAAGCAACGACGTGTTCCAGCTCCAGGAGTCAAAGTCACTCTCCACCAGCTGCATGACCGGATCCTTTGCCTCATACGCCTTATACTGGTACAGCACGATTTTCTGCGAATAAACCTTCATTGCGAACCCATACTTTTCCGCAAGCTCGCTTAAAAAACTGCTGTCCGATCTTTTTTCTTGCTCTACATGAGATATGGATATCTCTTCACCGTCATATGTCAATGGCAGTGCATAGTTTGCCGCCACATCTGTCGCCACCTGTTTCAGAGTGGTGTTATTCCAACTTTTTTCTCTTTCTTTAGACTTCCAGTTTGTATCAACCGGGGCAGATTGTGCGCCGATCGTTCCGATCAGCGGCCGTCCGGAAAGCCCGATCTCGTCTACCACAAAATCTCCACAGTCCAGGAACTTTTCTTCCACTCCGTTTTCTCTGTGCATGATAACAGCTTCGATCCTGTCCCCTTTTCTTAGCGCATATGTCACCATCCAGCGATAATCAAGATTATTGACCTTTGCAGATATGGCGTCACTGCTGCCCGCCGCGTAATCCGTGTATGAAAACTGCTCAATCTTATCCGAAAAAGTTTTATCCGGTCCATCTCTCCAGATTCCAATACCTACGCTGTATTTTCTCGGTTCCATCAACGCCTCCACTCCGGAAGATTGACATCCTCCTTCTGCTGTGTTTCGATTTCCGGTGTGTTTAAAACCGTACCGGCAGAAAATACAAAAATGTCTATTTTATCCAAATTGTTTTTCATGAGCTGTTCGGTGTACTTTTCATCGCCGTACACTTCTTTCGCGATCACATCCCACGTCTGGTTCTGTCTGGTTGTGTACTGTTCTGCCATATCCTCCTCCTAAAATGTAAGCCTTTTATTTTCCCGGATGTACTGTCCCATCATCTTTTTAAAATCATCAAATGACATTTTCACCGCATCCTGGACTTCCGGTTTTGAGGTATCTCCCTCAAAATGATAAACCGGTGAAAAGATGATCTGCACTGTCTGCGCATCTGCTTCTTTTTCCGAGCTTCCCGATTCGGATACTGTTGGCCGGAAAGTCTTGTCCTCTTTCGATTCCGCTCCGCTCGGCACTCCAAGCAGCAAGCCTGCCTGCTCCCACAGGGATACCGCACGCTTTGATCCATCCAATGGGATAAGCGCCTCGCTACTACCCGCTTCTGCGTACCAGCCAACCTGTGGCGTGTCAAAAATTCCTCCTACCGCATTTCTTTGCAGTCCGCTCCTCATTTTTCCGGATGTGTTTTTGCTTCCGGAACTTTTAGTGCTTGTTTTGGTTGTGGTCTTTGTCGTGGTCTTGCTTGTGCTTTTACTTCTGCCAGAACTGCTTCTCGATGATGCTCCTACCCAATCCAGACTCTGCGACTGCAAGTTACTGATCGCTGCATTACTGAGTGGCGCGCCCGCCTGTAAATCATAACTGGTGCGGACCGGAACATTGATATCTATTCCCGCCCCAAACAGTTCCATCGCATTCTGTTTCATTGACTGTAAAAGCCCGTTCAAAGCTGTTTTTGCTTCTGTTTTTGCGGCTTCGATCGCATCTCTGAGTGGATCGGGGATAAATATACCTGCATCTACCATTGCCTGATAGATGTTGAATTTATCAGGGCTGTCCATGATTGCATCGGACAGATACATATACATAGCATCTGCATCTCCCGCAAGCATTCCAAGCATTTCTGCATTGGTAAGCCCTTCACTCAGTGCTTGTGGAAATTCCATTCCCGCTTCGATGTACTGGCTTCGCAGGCTTTCCATTTGCTCGACATTCGGCTCCAGATATTTATATAAATCCGCAAGCGCATCCTTCGTTGCCTGATCCAGTCCGTTACCTTCAGTCAGATCCCGGAAAAATCCATCCCAGCTCACTGTATTTGGCGAATCGATAATGTCCTGAATTGCGAATGCTGTCTTGTCCTGCAGCTCTGGTAACGCTTTATCCAGCTCATCACTGTACTGCTTAGTAATTGCCTGAACCTCATAGCTCATCGCATTATCTGTTGACTGTGCAAGCTCCTGGAGATATTTCGCATCTGCCTGTGCTTTTCGAACCGTAAATTCATCTTCTGTGATCCAGCCGCTGTCTAACTCCGTATGGTACTCGGACATTGCCGTGCTATATGCTTCGTTGTATGTTTTAGCATCGTTTTCGGCTATTTCAGCAATTTTTTCCTGCAAATTCTGGAATGTGTCTGCATCAAGTTCTACTCCGCCAAACTCTACGTCCAGTGCATCATACGCCGCTTTGGATTTGCTGTCTGCAAGCATAGACTGCATCTCCGCAATTTGCGCCTGTAATTCCTGGATTTCTTTTACTTCGTCGATGTCCAGGAAGCCATCTTCAAATGCGCTGTTCACCGCATCCTGCAGTTTTGTTCCCAAATCCTGTAACGTCGAATAGTTGCTGCTGTAAAACTCATTCGTCTTTTCACGGATTCCGGCTCCAATTGTGCTGTCATCCGTAAATAGCTCAAGGTTCATGCTGACCGCATACTGTTTTTGCAACAGCAAATCCTGTGTCTGCTGTATATAAGATGCAATGTTCTGCTGATACTCGGACTTTTCATCGTCGGACAGCTTTAATCCTATGCTGACCTCCCATTCTGTCTTGTTCAGCGCTGCTATCGTGTCCTCGATAGATTGTGACAATGTATCTGCTTTTCCCAGCTCTTCCAGCGACTGGCTGAATTGTCCGAACGTGTCCGTTCGAACAATCCTTTGCGACACATCCTCCAGCTCTTCCATTGACAACGTGATGTCGCCAAAATGTTCGCTGAGATTCGCATTTTTCAATTCTTTTCTGGTTTCTTTTATTTCGGTCCTGATCGCGGAAAAAGCTCCGATCCCGACACCAATCGCAGAGATAGCAAGTGTCCAGGGATTCGCTTTCATTGCAAAATTCATTGCTTGGATCGCGCCTGTAACTTCTTTGATTTTCGAAGCGATCTTAAACGATACCAGTGTAGTTCCAATCCCCACCAGAGTCGATTTCACGATATCCGGATGATCTGCAAGCCATTCTCCTGTCGTAATCAGCGGCTCTGATATTTCTTTTATTTCTCTTCCCGCTTCTTTTGCCTCGCGGACAAAGGTCGGGAGCTTCTGGTTTAGATTATCAAATGTGTCACTTAATATTCCTGTGCTTTCCAGATACTCCCTTGCGTTGTTTACATAACTCGTTGCAAGCTGTGTCCCGCTTCTCAACAGTGGATTCATATCGTCAAACGCTGATATCCCCAGTCCTTCTGCAGCACTTGCGAAAAGTGTGGCATCGCCTTTCAGATTATCGATCCGGATCTGTGCCATTTTTTCTGCAGCACCGGTACAGTTGTTGATTGACTCTGCAAGTTTATTTACATCCGCATCACTCGCATTTACTACCGCGAGCAGTCCAGACATTGCCTCCTGGCCGGCAAGTGCCGACGCAACCTGTGTCTTTTCTTCATCCGATAATCCGGCAAATCCGTTTCTCAGATCGGATACCACCTCATTCAAGGATTTCATTTTGCCATCGATCGTGAGCTCAACACCTACACGTTTCATCGCCGCAGCCACATCATCTGTCGGTCTTACCATTCGCGACAATATCGCACGCAGTGATGTACCCGCCTGGCTCGCCTTGATACCTGAGTTTGCCATTAAGCCAATGACTTCTGCTGTGTCTTCTACGCTGTATTTCATCGCTCCGGCTACTGGCGCTACATATTTAAACGTCTCTCCCATCATAGAGACATTGGTGTTTGCATTACTGGATGCCGCTGCAAGGACGTCCGCAAAGTGACCTGAGTCTGCCGCCGAAAGCCCGAATGCGGTAAGCGCGTCTGTGACGATATCCGATACCGCGCCCAAATCTTCGCCCGATGCCGCCGCAAGGTTCATAATTCCGCCGATACCATTGACCATATCCTGCGTCTTCCAGCCTGCCATTGCCATGTATTCCATGGCTTCTCCCGCCTGTGAAGCCGAAAACACGGTGGTAGCTCCCATCTCTTTCGCTTTATCGCCTAAGATCTTCATGTCCTCTGCCGATGCCATAGATATTGCCTGTACCGTAGACATCTGTGCCTCGTAGGACGATCCTACTTTCACCGCATATGCTCCAGCCGCAGATGCGGCAGTGAGCCCGGCGGCGGAAATCTTCGCAGTCAGTTCCAGTGCCTCTTTCGCGACACTGCTGATACGTTCCATTCCGCCGTTTACGGTATCAAACGCACTTGACATCTGCTGTCTGATTGACTGGTTTGATGAGATCGCGTCTCTCGTGATCTTCCGCAGTTCACGCCTGGTCATACCCATGGCATTACCAAACGATTTCTCCATCTCTCCGGCGATCTTTATCGCAATCTCATACTCTTTACCGCCGTTTTTTCCCAAGCTCCGATACCTCCCTAATCAGATCCGCCAGATCAAAAACGGACAGGCCTGACAAATAGTCAATTCCTGTCCGTAAGCGGATCGATAGTGTTATTATTGTTTTTTTTACAATGTCCGCGTCACCGGGTGTTAAGCCGGATTGTAGAAAAAACGCAGCATCCGTCCGCGGATCCGGATCGCGTCATACGGTTTTAATGCATCGAAAAACTCAATCGGTAAGCCTGTTACCTTTGACGCCATAAAAAGTGCATACGGCAGATCCATCTCCTCGTCCATATTGCTAAACCCGATCCTCCTCATGTATCTGGATGCATCGATCATATCCTGTGCAGTCAGATCCTCCATACCGCTGAGATCCAGTTTCTCATAAGTCTGTCCCTCAAACTTATAGGCTCTTGACAGCATCATGTCTGTCTCCTTCTGTTCCACTACTGCAGCTTCTTTTTCTTCGATTTTGGTCTCTTTCTTTTCTTCGCTCATGTTATCCTCCTTAGCACATATTTCTGATCGGTGCCAGCATATCTTTTCCGTTTACAGCAAAAATGCTGTTGAGTTTATCTACCTCGACCATCTTTTCGCCTTCCAGCTCTACCATAAAATACAACAGTTCCAGCGTTACGGAGCTTCCCATCTGCTCTGCTCCCTTTACTTTTCCCGGCGTAAAGGATGCCATTTTACCTCTTACTACAACACGCATCTGCTGCATCTTTGCAGCCGCCGTTTCTGTGTCCATGGTCTGGATTCCCCCGCGCAGGGTAAGACTTACCGCATTGAGCTGATCGCACAACTCAAAGTACCCCTTTGTGATCGTCAGAAATGGAATCGTGATCTTCATACTCTCCATCTGGCCGATTACCGGTTCTTCGATATCTCCAAGGATTCCGGCTCCATTGACTGTCGTCGTTTTCGAGTTGATCTCCGGGAGTGATACTTCTCCTGTTAATCCAATCAACCTGTTGCCTGCGTTGTATACATTAAACTGGTTAATAACTGACGGATAATCCATATCTTAGTTTCCTCCTTCAAATTCCGCTTCGAGCATGCTTGTGTCAAACTCAAGCGTATTAGTGATATACTCCATTGGTGTATATGGAGCCAGTTTCTGTGTGAACTCAATGTTCCCTTCAATGAGATCTTCTGTGTCAACCTGCGATGCATCAAATGAGATGCTTGCTCCCGCACATTTCCCCTGCGCCGCAAGGCTATTCCCTTTGATATTTTCCGTGTCCACCAGAGCCTCAATCTTTTTGATCGTTGCCGGACTGTCAATATACTCATGGTAGTCCAGAATGAAACGATTTCCCCACCATGAAAAGAATCTCCGGCATCCAATCCGGCGGTCTTTGACATCTGTTACGCGCGGATACGCGGATGTATTATTGCCCCAGGTATAGATTTTTCCGGCGAAATTATTTACCGTCACGACACCGATCGCATTCAGCTCATTCGCCTGCATCTCATCCAGTGTCACTTCCGTACCGTCTTCCAGTACCGCCGCTGTGGCCCCAATATCCTGATTGGATGCCGAGATCGCAACCACATCATCATTGGCCATATCATTTGCGGCTAATTTTGCAGCATATAACGCGCTGTAAGCGAATTTGCGGTCTCCTACTGCGATCATTGGCCACAGCACCGCGGCATCTTCGCTGTCAAATCCACACGCTTCTTTCTCCTTGGCGACATCCTCATACTTCGTCGCCTTCGCGGTGCTAATGTCAATCACCGCGAAAGCGCGGAATAAACCATTAACCTCTTTACATTTGGAGATCAACGCTGCACCTACATTTGCGTCTTTTGACCATCCCGGCGCGATCAACAGCCCCGGCACAAGCCCTGTGCTTGGGAACACCTGACGGATGCACGCCATACCAGTCTCTTTTCCCGTAACTGCATCATATCCGCCAATGATGTCCTGCGCAGTCACCTTTTCCGGAGCGATCCTGTCTCCAGATACTTTAAGCGTAGTTGCCGCGCCTGCAGATCCTGATTCCAACAGCGAAATCACAACATATCCATCCTCATCGAATGTGGCAATGTAATCCGTTCCACTCTTTAACTCTGCGTCCTCTTTTTTTACCACGAGGGCTTTCATCAGCATCCCGCTTTTCTTTAACGTAGCCTGTCTGTTTTCGACCTTGACCTCCTGCTCCGTGACCGCTTCTTTGTGGCGCGCCGGATCCAGTACATTGATTAACACGATCGGTGCCACGCTAAACTGCTTAAAGCTCGCGTATATACTCTGCGAGATCGTGTATTTTTCATAGTCTTCCGAGTACCCCATCTTCTTTACAGCCTCTTCGTAGCTTCTCACCGCAATCGGTTTGTTGACCGCCTTTTTCGGATCATCTAACAGATTGATCGGTGATGTTCCGATCACCACTGCGATCCCCGATGTTCCTTCCTTGGGCTTCACGGTCTCTGTCGGATTTTCATTGATCTTAATACCATGCTTGTACATTACAGTTCTCCTTTCATTTTTTCATAAAAAATCGAGCGCGCCGAATTAACATCTCTCAGTTCTTTTTTCACTGCTGCCATTTGCGACGTCGCAACGATCAGTTCCTTTGCGATCGGGTGTGCCTCCAGATACGCCTTTACTTTTTCTGGATACCCGTTGGTAAACACCGTTCCCTCCTGCATTACATTTTTAATTGACGGTCCCATGTAAACGACCGATCCCGTTTTTACATTTGACCGGTCAGCAGGCTTTACTACCTGTTCTGCCGTTTTCACTGCCTGTTCTTTCCCTTTTGCCTCGCTCATGCGTAAATGCTCTCCTCTCTCTCAATTTTAAAAATCTGGAATCTCATGCTCATACCTCCAAAATAATACGGATAGGCATCCTCGCTATCCAAAGCCCAGCTGATCTTTCCAATCTGCCTAAAGCATTTGAGCATATTGTTTTTTTCAAACCGTTCTGTGATCCGCTGCATCACGCCCAGCACATGTCTTTTCCCATCGTTCATTTTATCCGCCTTCCGGATTCCAATGTACAGTGTCACATCCGCAACGTTCTCCGCCATCTCCTGTGATGCGGATCCTGAATCCAACGTCACCACGATGTATGGAAACGGCTCTTCCTCATCGTCATACTTCTGGTACGGTAGAGAAAACTCAAACACATTCATTTTTACAGGTTTTGTATTTTCATCTTCAAAATACAGCTCCCCTGTGACTTTTCTCAGCTCCTCTGCAAGTTCTTTTACTAACTCGATCGGTGTCATTTAGTTCCTCCCAAAACTGCTCCAATATGTTCTTCCAATTTTTTGTAAAGCGTCTGCTGCAGATCCACATCTCCTTTGTCATATGCCTGCCCGATCATCTGCGGCACGGATGGGGATAACTTCTTTTCCAGCTTTTCCCAGTGTTTATTTTTCTTTTTTGCCGCTCGCATATACTTTCCGTGCGCTCTTTCCACCACAGCTACATGTCCGCTTTTAAACCTCACCACAAATGCATCATACAGCCTCTCCATACCGCCGCTTCTCAGCACCTTGGCTCTGACCATCTTTCTGGTTCCCGGTGTCATGTTTGACACTTTAAAGTCCCCCAGTTCCGTAGCCTCGCCTTTTGCTTTCAGCGTTGCCTCTACTTTTCCAACTGTTGCATTTTCTATTGAGATCTGCTCTCTGATGCCCTTTGCGTTATACTTTTTACTCGCATAGCGCTTTTGGACTTCTTTGGCCAGCTCTTTTCTGGCTTCTTTGGCGCTTGCATTTACAACCTTTTTTAATTCATTCGGTGTTTTTTCCTGTACTTCCTGGAGTTTTTTATCAATTTCATTGATCTTTTCCTCCGGGATTCTAACCTCAATCATGCCTTCGCCGCCTCCAGTGATATCGAATAGATGCCATCCTCATTGATTGCATCTGTGACAACATAGCTTTTCCTGTCAAGCAGCATCACACCTCCAATCTTTGGCATTCCGCCAAGATCCTCCGCCTGGATGTAAAAAAGCAGGCGCTTTTTAAAAACGCCCGCCATACTTATATCTCTTCTTTTTTCACGTTCTACCAGTTCATTTGTGTCGATGATAATCACTTTTTCTTCCCCATCGACCAGATGGGTTTCCCCAAACTCGTCAAAATTCAAAAATATTTCTTTTGTATCCTGTTGGACCAGCTCTTTAAACGTCATGCTTCGGCACCTTTCCCACCAGGTCCTCTCCTGACGGCGGAATGGCAATCCCCGGAAGTCCCGCCGTTGCAGAAGCTCTTTTTGCCCGTGTTCTTTTAACCGGTTCCACGTTTTCCACTGCGGATCCCGCGTTTATCCACTCTTTCACCGGTCCATCATCCGGGAGCTCATCTCCCGGATAATACTGCTTGTTGTTATATAAAATTTCTTTAATCGCTATCGCCATACACTTTACCCCAACAGTTTTACGAGGATTTCTGTTTCGCCGGCTTTTGCCGCAGACGCCGCATAGCCAGCCGGTGTGTTTCCGGCTGCGGTCGTTGTGATCTGCTCTCCGTCAAAATACACAAGGGCTCCCATTGCAGCTTCATCTTCCGCTTTCTTCGGGATCTCGAAGACTCCCTCCACGATCAGGCTTCCTTTGTCTCCCGGTGCAATGCTGGTTCCCGCAATCCCGATTCTGGTCGAGATCGCAATCACTGTGTTTTCCGGGATTACACTTGTTGTGCTGTTTTCGTAATCAAGCGCTTCGCCACGCTGCCAAAACTCTGCTTTCGTCATTTACCTTCGCCTCCTATTCCAACGGTGCTTTGATCTTGATTCCAGGATTCATCACTGCACCTCTCCAGTCCATCACTGTAATACCCCAGTCAAGATATACGTCCCATACGAATCCAAGCTGCCCCGGTGTTTCCATTCTGCGGATCTGTGGGATCTCATTTCCATTTAAGTAATCGACCTCGACAAAGTCTGTATCCGACTTGTCGCCAATCAAAAACCACGGAATTGCTCCATCTCCTCCAAGCGCATTCAGCGTAGGATCCTCAATGACTTCAATCGATTCCTTGTAGCGATACAGTGGGTTGACTGCCTGTGTGTTTCCGGATGTATTTACCACCGGCGACCAGAAAAGCTCATACATCTCAAATCCATATCCAATGGGCACAACGATGTATGCTGGTCTGACAATAATTGCCTCTCCAAACTCATCTTTCTGCATCTGCAGTGCCATAAACATGGTCTGTACCGCTTCTTTTGTGATTCCGGTTCCTTTTGCAAGTACGTTTTTGTGTATGTCTTTATCAAACAGCTTTTTTCCATCGTAAATAGCCGGATTCCCCACCATGATCTCATAGCACTGCGTATTCTGCGTCTTTCTCGCGCTGGCTGCATATTTTGCCGGGACTTTCGAAAGGAAATCAATATCATCATTGATAAACGCCTGACGTGACATCGTAAACTGGCGCCCATACGTTTTCAGTTTTCTTGCCGGGCGTTTCGCATCCTTCGGAGTATCATGTACTAACTCTCCGCCTTCCTTAACTTCCATAAATTTTCCTGCCGGTCCTGCCAGATAATTGTTGTCATGTGTTTTAAAGTCTTTCAGGGTTCCTTTTTTAGTCCACTTGTCAAACGTAACTGCTACTGTCCTGTGTCCCTCCACATACGCTTTGTTGATCGCAGCATCCATAATCGCCGGAAAAGCATTTGTCGGATTAAAGTACGCCCTCTGTGAAATCAATGTCTGGTAAACATCATCTGCTGATCTTCTTGACATATTCTGTCCATCTCCGGATCTTTCAAGGCACTCAATCGCCAGATCACGAAGTCCCATACCCATAAGGCTTCTTGCGCCTTCCTCCGGCTTTTCGATTTCTACTCCGCCTCTCATAACCATTGCATCCGCCGCAGCTCTGACAAACTTGTCCTGCTCATCCACCGTTACATCAGCTCTTCCTCTCTGATCGATCGGTCCGTTTTCTTTTCTCAACTTGTCCAGGATTGCTGCTCTTACCGCATCCACGGTACTACCATCTTTGATATACTCTTCCGCTTCTGTTCCAAAATCCCGGCATAACTGGCTGATGTCTGCCACTCTCTGCCGTTCTTCCTGGATACCTTTCTGCCGTTCTTCCCCTGACGTTGGCTCTTCGCTTTTCTCATAATTCCTGATTGCGGTGGTCAGTTTATCAAATTCTCTCTTTTCTTCCTCGTTCAAATCTCTTCCCGCTTTTTTGGCCACGTCCACAAGTTCCTGCTGACGCGCCAGCATTGCTTCTAAATTCATCTTTTTCCTCCTGCTCTCTTTTTGTTGATCTGCAACTGTTTTTCATATAGCCCCAACAGTCCGGATGGCTTTTCCATCTGTCTGCCGACGCCAACCGTGGCATCCGCCGGGACTGATACGATTGAGATCTCGTATGGCGTCCATTTTCGTGCTATCCGGCACGGTCCCTTGAACCGTCCGTCCGCCGACTCCTTGTTATTTAACACCTCTTCCCAGGCATCTACCACATATCCTACGGATACACCTTTTAATGTTCCGCTTTTAACTTTCTGGTAAATTTTTTCCGCGTCCTCATCGGTATCAAATTCGATTTCCGCTTTTCCTCTGTTGTTTTCCGTCCAGACACGGTTTACTTTTGCGATTACCGCATCCCTGTTGTGGTTAAAAAGTACACATCCGATTTCCCGCAGTCTGGTTAAGTCCATGCATCCTTCCCCATGATCGAGGATTTCGACTCCCCAGTACCGCGTATACGGCTCCTCGCTTGAAAAGCTCAATTCGAATTTTCTTTCGTTTCCTTCGCCTCCCAACGCCCGGATGCCTGCATTATACTCACGGATCATTGATCTGTCCGTTGTACTGCTGCCCATAGATCACACCTCCCATCTCTACTCCTTTTTCTTTTCCATATTGGATCACATTTGCCATCTCCTCGATCTGCTCCCGCCAGTCTTTTCCGTTTTCCGCCGAGATCTGCTGGAATGTCTTCTGCCCCGTCTGGAGCGCCGTCTTGTTTGCCGAGCTCTCCTTCAAAGGATCGATCCAACGCTTTGGCTGCTGGAACCATTCATGCGCCAGATATTCTTCTTTGTTCTGCCAAAAGTCTTTTATCTCAAACAATCCGGAAAGCACTCCGGAAATGACAAATGTCTCATATATTTCGTCCATAACTTCCTGCAAAAGTTCTTTATCTTTTGCATAAGTCATGTCATCCTCGATCATACTTTGACGTGCGGATGAGTAATTGGTCTGTGACATATCCCGGCTTGTTGCCTCATACGACAGTCCCTGACCCGCTCCAATCAGATGCTGCATTGTTTTTATATGATTCGTTGCATCATCTGACTGTCCGCCCGGATTGACTGTCTCCACTTCCTCTCCCGGATTCAGTTCTTTAATCATTCCAGGTACAAGCATTTTTCCGTTATAGTTGTACTGATCGCCGGTGCTGTTAAGTCCACGCCCTATCCCGCCGCCTGGTGCTATTTTTTTGATAAACACCGACAGACATGCCATGATCCTCTGCTTTACGGATACCGCAGTTATAAACTCATTTGTGTCCCGGATTCTGGTCATCGTCGTTGTCATGTCTGATATCTCCCTGACCTGCGACGGTCTTTTTTTAGTAAAATAAAAGATCATGTCTTTTGCCGGGATGTAAATCGGATCTTCGATCGAAAATCCATCTACGGAATACTGTCTAATCCAGTACCCCTCCGGTCGATTATACCCATTGTACTCAATTCCACCAACCACCTTATTTCCCTGTTTTCGTGGCGTCATCTGCGCCGATTCAAGTTCATCCACTTCTAGTAGTTGTAACTTAAATGGCACCACGCCACCACTCGTATAAGTCTTATGTATCAGCACCCCACCATCCACCTTTTTGCGCTGGACACACATCCGGAGCATCTGATTAAAGCTCTGCTGATTTGTAACATCACAATTCTGCTTCTTTATCCACTGTTTCCAGTATTTTTCTAATTGGTTATTTGTTTTTTCATCCGGTGTCCTAGCCTGCAGTGTGTACCCGCCGCCTACTACGTTCCGTTCAAACGCTCCTACTACTGCATTCATCATATCCGAGTTGCGTTCCAGATCTCTCGCGCGTGCACGGATAATGTCACGTTCGCTCCGATCTATCATCTCCCCCGACTGATTCACGGCTCGCCAGTTCGCGTTGAGCCGTCCCTGGTCTCCGGCATCATAATTCCGTACCTCATCCAGGCTAATCCGCCATGCCTCCCGCATATATGCGGCTTTGGGCGACACAAACCCAATCAGATTGTCAAGCCAACTCATTTATCTACCTCCAAATATAGCCACATAAGTGTTATCCAGCAAACTGCCGTTTTTGTCATTCACCTGCGCCTGCAATTCATTCCGCAGCTCGCGCAGCATACCGAGATCTGCTCTTGTAAGCGATCTACTGCCGATTTTATACGACTGTCCACCCACCAGCACTGTAGTCATTGCCTTATTCACTTCTTTCAACATGTCGTTTGGGCTTAAATTTTCAAAATCTGCCATTTACAACCACCTCTCATTCGCATTGATCCAATTTTCCTCCGGGCTTTCTGTCTGTTTTTCCTGTTTCGACTCCTCCTGTTGCAGATGCATATAGCGGATGCCTCGGATATCCCCAGCCGCCATGGCATATACTTCTGCGTCCAGATAGTGATTCTCCGCATGAGACCTCTTTACTTCCCATTTTTGCGTCATTTTTCCATTTTTTCGCACGCTCACTTTATGCTCCGCAGTCACCTGCTGTGCGTATTCTAAATCGCATCCCTTGTATACCATCCATGCACCGCGTCCATTCTGGCGCCTCATGCGCCCTGCGATCATGTCCTTATACTTGTCTGTGTCTACGATCACAAGCTGCATTCCATACGCTTTGGATCCCTCTTTGTCAATTTTGCTGATTCGGTAATATGTTGCCATTTCATGTGATGACCCTTTCACTGGTACCGCCCAGTCCGAATTATTCACACAAAAATCATACACATTGTCTGTGTCGTTTCCAGAATCGACAAGTGCCAGTTCCACTATCATCTGCGTTCCATCCGCTTTTTTATACACGGCATTCATGACATCTTCAATTTCGCGCCACGACAACGCCTGACCATGTGCTATATTCTGACTCGTCAGGAAATCTCCAAATGCCCGAATCGTCCAGTACATACAGTTTTCCTGCACATCCACTCCGCCTGTCAGCAATTTCGCATAATCTGGTACGACAAATTCTTCCAGATCCGTCTGGCGTTCCTTCACGGTGTCTTCTGTTGTTTTCAGTTTGGTGTCTTCCCATGGTTCCGCGAGCCAAGAATTGACAAAGTTCTGCAACTTTTCCGGATCATCCTTGCACTGCAGGAACTCTTTTACTATATCGCCCCACGTCAAAAACCTGCTGTACAGTGCATTTATCCAAAACGACACCGACTGTGGCTTTCCTACACATTTCTTATGTTCATCCTGCCACTCTCCTTTTCGTAGGATCTTGATCTTCTGCTTATCCGTTATTTCGCAGCCACATTCTTGGCATACATATACCGCTTTCTTTGCCCGCTCATCTGCTGTGAAATCTTCCCCTGATGGAAAATGTATCTGTTTCCATTTCAGATCGATCATTTCTCCGCAATGTGGGCACGGTACTTTATAGATACGCTGTACGTCTGCTTTTTCATGTAACTGCCAAACGTAATTGGTCTTTAGCGTCGGCGTTGAGCATGTATATATCTTCTTCGAGTATGTAAATGTTCGAGTTCTTTCTTTTGCCAGATTGTAAGGTGAGGCTTCTTTTTTGCTCGCCCCACCGATTTTGTCTATCTCGTCAAAAAACAGGTATTTTATTGCTTTTGATGCAAGTTTTGACGGCGATCCGGCACTGCGCAGGTAAATGGTCATTCCGCGAAACTTTAGGTTGAGTTCGTTAGATGCCCTCTCTAAATATTTGTTTTTTATTTCTTCCGTTTTGAGCAGCGACGGTCTCAATCTGTCCCTTGACGTATCTTTTGCAAGGTCATCTGTCGGATATACGATCATTGCCGGTGCTGGATCCTCAGATATGATCCAGCCCAGCATGTTTAGCATGGCTTCTGTCCCACCGACCTGCGTCGGCTTGCAAAAATTGATCTCCTGAATATATGGATCGTTGATTGCATCCATGATACCTATCAGATACGGTGTTATCTCATTTGACCAACGACCTTTAAAATTACTGGAGCTGTCCAAGATCCTGTATTTTTCCGCCCACTCACTAACCTTTAGCTTTTCCGGTATTTTCAGCACGTTTCGCAAGGTTTTGATGAAAAGCTTTCTCGTGCGCTGCCGCGACCGTATTTTTTCAGATGTCGGCATCTTCTTCATCCTCTTCGTCTTCAAAGATTCCTATGCTGTTTTTGTCTATTTTTTCCGGATCATACTCCGACAGTTCTTCCAGTGTTTCAAATATTTCCTTTTCGAGTACCTCTGATATTCTGTTAATGTCGTCCTCACCCACAATTAGTGGCGCTACCTTCTGCGGTATTGACAGCAGCCGGCTTTTAAAGCTCATCAGCATGTTTGTCAAATATTCCTCAACATCTCCTGCCTCATGCAGTTCTCTTCTTAGCCTTCTCAGTTTCAGAATTGATATTTTTTTCTTGATCTGCTCATGCTCCGCCTGCTCTCTCTCTTTGTTGTAAGTTGCACCCCCTCTGGCTTCCCCTTTTGCTTTAAAGGCAATATACTCCGGAACGCATTTTTCGAGCCTGTACTTTTTCTGTTTTTTTCCATCAATAACCTCGCGCTCAAAAAGCCCGTGAACGTTTGTTAATTCGCGGACTTGGCGAGTTGAAATGTTCAGAATCTCTGCAAGTTGTTTTTGCGTCGCGTCCATCGTATTCTCACCACCTGTTTCTCGTCTCCAAAAGCGGAAGGAAGTCACTACTTTTTTTTTAATTTTTCAAGTGACTTCGTGCGCCTCGCCAGCCCCGCATAGGGGGTGGGTCCCGGAAGTACCTTGAAACCTCCCCCTGCTTGACAAAAACAAAGGACGAGGTTTCACTTTGCCTCGTCCTTCTTTCTTCATGCTACCATAATAGCACACCTGACTGTCACCTTGTGTAACCACTTTCATTTTTTTAAATCTTTTTTATACTTCACCATAAACTCCGCTGTCACTGCTGCATCCTCTCCTTCCAGCAGATTTTTTATTTCCTCTGTTGTGTATCCCATTTTTATAATTTGTTCCAACGTTTCTCTTTTTACTCCTCGCACTGCTGCCATACGTTCTATTTTCTCTGCCTCATCCTCTGCGCAGCCCAGTATCCTTTTAAGTCTATTTCTATATCCGTTTGGTCCTATCTCATCCGCATATATTCCGCTTTGGCACATCACTTGTCCTAAGCGCTCTATCCATTCAATGTCCATCACGCCGACTCCTCCTTGTTCTGTTGCATAGCATATTCTTTTTCGATGACCGTCCTCACTTTCTTAAATTGTATCAGTTTTTGTATACCGCTATTAAGGTACTGATAGCAGCTTTTCCGCGACATATGCTCTCTGCTTGCAATTTGTTCCATTCGCTCTACATCTATGTATTTACATTCTAAGATTCTGCGTTCCAGCGTTTCCTTCCCAAGATAATCCATAATTTCCATGGCTTCCAGCATGTACTTAGCTTCCAGGTTCTTTTCGTCCAGGATTCTCTCCTCTATCTCTGCCATGCGCAACATAAAGCTCGCCGACTTGTCTGATATTGTATTTGTCCTACTGTGCGGCGTAGGTTTGTAGCCGCATCCTCCGATTGGCGTATCCATCTCCTCCTGTATACTCCAAAGCCTTTTTTCCAGTTGGTTCTTTCTCGCGCGGGCGTCTGCATACCTTCCCAGGTACTCTTTCAACGTTTTTTTGTAATCCTCTTCCGTCATCCGATCTCTCCTTTCTTTAGCAGCATGGTTTCGGTATCAATGCTATCTCGTAATATTCTCGGTCAGTCTGTTTTTTCGTTAGCATAGCAATCATTTACCGCATCAAGCATTGTATTTCGAGCATCTTCATATCCTTCTACATAAGCTTTCATTTCTTTAAAATCCATCGGTCTATTTGGTCGCATCGCCGTCTTATCCATTTTATCAATAATATCGTTTCTCTCCTTATCCGTCATCACCAATATCCTCCTTCATTTTTTCTCAACCCTTATCTACAATTTGCTTTTTCACTGCTGCATCGATTTTTATCATCCTATCCGCTTCTCCCTCCGGTCTTTCCTTGAATTTCACCTTTTGACCGCATACCGGGCAGCATGTCCAGCCTTTCTCAACATGTATTCCGCACTTTATGTTCGGACATCTCCATTCCTCTTGCGCGCTGCCGCCAAGCACTGTGTACCCTGTGAATTCTGCTTTCCTTTTGATGATTTTCATCGGTTACCTCCTTCCCAGCACAACATTTTTATCTTTTATATATCTTTTAATTTACATAACTTATTCCTGTGTTCTTAACACATTCAGTATTCCTTCTACCGCTTTATCCCAAAAAGCATTTGCAAAATCCGCAACTGTACAAATCGTGTCATCCTCCCAATCCACAACAGTTGCATCATCTGCTTGGCATAATCCACATCCCAATTTTTTCAATGATTCGTTTGCATATTCTGTTACAACTGCCTGTGTGTCAGCATAATCACACCCTCTGTTTAAAATATCTTCAAGTTCCTCTATTGTTTTTTTTGGTATTTTTGCCATATCTCTGCCTCCTCCACTAAAGTTCAGTTTAAATACTCAACGAAATCTGCCCGTCTTCCATTTCATAATTCATCCATAACGTTTCTATTCTGGCGCGTCCACCTTCTGCCCTTGTAGCTTTCTGTACCTTGTTCCATCCTCTCAACATATCGTTATACAAATTATTTTCATATCCTGATAGTAAAACTTTTCCTGGATGTTTAAGCAAAATCTTTAATAATTCTTCATGATCCGCATCAGTCATCTCATACTTATAAAGGTAATTTTTTCTCGTTCCATGCAAATACGGAGGGTCCGCATATATAAAAACATCTTCCGTATTATATCTTTCTATCAATTCTACAGCCGGTAGATTTTCAATCTGAACACCCTTCAATCTCTCAGTTGCCAATTTCAACGTTTCAGAAAGCTCACTCCACGCTCTGGCTGGATTTGGGGAATTAGTCTGCTGACCGGATTTAAACCCATTTTGGTATAAATTTCCGCAACCAAATCCCATCCAACACTTAACGGCAAATCGTCTTGCGTTCTCCAGATCATCATTAGATGGTTCGTAAGCTGCCCTGTACTCTGACCGGGAAAATGGTGTAAACTCTATCATTCGTTCCAACTCATCACTTCGATCTCTCAATATCCGAAAGAAATTTACGATTTCTCCATCGAGGTCGTTCACTGTCTCGATATGACTTCGTTGCTTATTAAAAAGCACCGCCAGACTGCCGCCGAACGGCTCTAAATAGACATCATGTTTCGGTATGTATTCGCATATCCACGGTGCAAGGCGATTCTTTGCTCCTGGATATTTCAAAACGCTTTTCATTCTTACACTCTCCTCCGCTAAATATCAGTTTAACAAAGTATATCTGATGGAAGAGACATATAATTGATGTTTTCAGCCAATGCAGATATAGGATAATCTTCAACTTTGCCATCAATATTTACTTCAACTACTCCACTATGAATACTCCCATCTTCACAAATACATAATTTTTTAAATCCTGTTATTTGAAATCTCCTCCCATCATTCAACAACCCATGTGTGAAATTTCTTACAATCGCTTTTTTCATTGTCTTTTACCTCCCTAAATTTTAATTTAGTTAGTCAAATCTTTTATCATATTTCTTGTCATCAATATGGTCTGTATCCTTATAGTTATCAATGCATTTGTCATAGTGACAATTCTGTTTTGTAATACCAGAGTAGGTCTCATACGGATTTGGAAGATTGTGCTTTTTACAACAGTCATAGCAAATAACAAAACTCCTCGTTTTCTCCTTGCTTCCATATGGTTCATTATCCGTATGATATCTGGCGAAATTCTGAAAAGGTGTCATTGATAATAATGTCGCTGTCCTATCGCAGTCCTTGCCACAAAAATCACAAATTGCATGTATCATTTCGTTTTTCCTCCTTTAAATTTTAATTTACATCGCATAATCCGCTTCATCGTTCAGATATTCCGCCAGATCTTCAACAGTGGCTTCTCCTTCGCTTTCCCTGTCGTATACTTCCAGCTCCGCAATTACAGTTCCCAGGCTATCAAATCTTTTCAATGCTTCAACCAAATTTTTCATGTTCTTATCCTCCTAAATCTCAGTTTAGCTTTTATCTATTACAATAATCTAAAAATGCACTTATTGTTTCAATCGCTTCACATCTGGTAAAATTACGTTTTCTCTTATCTTTCTTTCTCCACAGTGGTAAACCATGCATTTTTCTCTGATTATTGCTTAATAACATAATATCCATTCTCTTATTGCCCCCTTCCTCCCGGTGCTACGGCACCGGGCAGTCATGACTTTTCGTGATACCAACCAACATGAACAGGTTTCTTTTGCCTCCTGGCCGGTGTTTCAACCGCTTTCTATTTTTTGATGTGCTCGATCGTGTCTACGCAGATTCCATTCACTTCCACTGCTGCCGCCGCCGGAATCATGATCCACTGCTGCCCGTCTATCACCTTTGTCTCGATGTTGTCCATACATTCCGGCTGTACTTTAATTTCCACTGCATCCGTTTTCAGTTTAAACTTGGCATCCAGGATGTTATTTAAAACAAAAACTCGGTCTTTCGGGTAATATGTCTCAAAATTCTGCATATCCTGATCTGATATCTCCGCCAGAGTGAGGGCGTGCTTTATCTCTTCTTTTCCTACCTTGACCAGTTCCGGATTGTCTGCGGTCTCGATCTGTACCTCATACAGGTTCTGGAAAATGGTCCTCATCGTCTGGTAATCCGGCGTTTCTTCAAACACATTTTCCAGCATCTTCTCAAATTCTGCTCTTTCTTCCTTTGGCGTTGTCAACTCTGCCTGCCCCGTAAGACTCTCGATTAAATATATTTGCTTCGCTTCCGGGCTTTTCTTGTAGATCAGCATGTTATCCAAGTCTGTTGATCGATCACTGAATGCCGGCCAGAGGAATCCGTCCACCGGCTCATCCACCCAAAACTCACGCTCCCGGCTCTTGATCTTATTCTGTTCTCTGTCGTATGTAAGGACTGCTGCGCCCGTGTTGACCGGACACAGGCTGCACATGATGTAATCATATACTTCGTCTGATGCGTCAAACATATCATCACCGGCAGTTGATTTTCCCGGGATGTCATAAACACCACGGATCAGCACGATCATATAATTTTCTGCAAAGCCGTATGTTTCGATGATTCTGGCAACCATATCATCCCAGATCATCTCTTTCCGGATCCTGTCCAGCCACATCTTGCATCCATTTTCAACAACCGGCACCTGTACGAGGTTTTTCCCCAGTCTTCCGGACAATGTTTTCTCGAAGATGTGCATATATTTAAACTGCTCTTTCTCCGGCAGTGTGAGGAACTGGCTTACACTGCTGCATATGACATTTTTGTTATAATCGATATATGCCGTGCATATCTCCCGGATCGATAAGTTGTCCGGTATAAACTGTTTTTTGATCTCTGCAATTTCTTTTTTATTCATCCTGTGCTCCTTTCTCCGCGGCCTGCCTCTTTCTGTAGGTGCAGATCTGCACCGCCACCGCGTTCTGCGTCATTCCCATTTCCTCCGCGATACTCTTATTGGTCCATCCGGCATTCTTTAACGCCATGATCTTCCCAATGTCCACTTTCTTCTTTTCCTTTGTTTCTGGCTTTTCTTCCGGCTCGTTCTTCACTTTCATTGCTTCCGGATTCGTCTTAATAAATTTTTCAATTTCGTTCATACAGGTCACGCAAAAATCTTTTTCCTCAAATTTATTCTGGAGCTGCAGATCTCCATTCTTCCGATCCCTGCGGTTTGTTGCTATGTACCCGGCGCTCTTTTCCTTGATCTCCTTCCCGCATCTGTCGCAAAAGCATCTATTCATGTTCCTTCACTTCCCCTTTCTTCTGTTTTTTTCGTTCCTCTTCATACCCCAGTGCAAACGGCTTTTCCCGAAACCACCTTTTGGCGTGTTCACTCTGTGGCAGCCGCTCCATTCCGTCGTACCTGTTCTGTTTGTCACTTTTCAGCGTATGCTTATAATCCCTGCTGTTCTGCTTCTCCACTTTTTCATCTCCTCACCCAAACTGCCATTTTTTGTATACCAGCGCATCCCGGTTCCAGTCCGGATAGATTCTTTTAAGGTAATCCTCCGCAAATTCCAGCATTTCTTCCCGGTATCCTTTATTTCCGTTATCCAACAGCCCATGATGATAGCGGCACGCCAGCACCCCGTTCTGTTCCACACCAAGCCCGCCCTGGCTCCGGTTTACTATGTGCGCTATATCAAAGATTGTCTCTTCCCATCCGCGCTGATCCCGCATATGCCGGTTGCCCCGGCAGAAGATACAGCCAACGTCCCTCTGTATGATCCTCTGCCGCGTCTCCGGACTAAATGACGTTGCCTTTGTCCGTTTACTCTTCATCCACGCCGACCTTCCTTTTCAGTAAAATCAACAATTCTTCGCATTTTTGCACCGCTGTTTCATAGTCAGCTTTCTGTACCAGACCATATACCTCGGATGCCGCCATGGTAAGATCCAGTCTTTTCACCGTATTTTCTTCGTCTTGTGCTCCACTTTTCTCTGGTTCTTCCAAAATCTCCGGCTCTTTTTCCACCGTCTCCGCGGCTTTTTCTGGTTCGTCCTGCGTAAGGGTACTTTTGCCGCTTTCCGGACTTTTTTCCGGCATTATTTCCGGATAATCTTCCACTTCCATCTGCCCCGGTATCTGCGGTTCCGGCTCCACATTCCCCTGTTCTTTTTCCACTGCTGCCGGCGGCTCCTTGGTTTGCGACGTCGCAACAGGCTCTTTTTTCGGCTCTGAAACAGTCTGTGCCGCATTTTTCTTTGCTTTTTCCTCTGCCTTTCTCTCCTTTTCCCTCTGTGCCATGGCTTCATATTCCGGCCGCAGGTCGGCGCGGATCCGTTCCAGCAGTTCCTCCCACGTCAATTTCAAAGGCGGCGCTCCAAATTCTCGATACATGACGCCATGCTGCATATCCTGGAGCATCAAAAAGGCTGTTTTATACCGGATGTTATGTACTCCGGTCGGATTCATCTGCTCCTGCAGGATCTCCGGTGTCGCCGTATCATCCAGTATCCGACGGAGCATCCCCATTTCCTGGCTAAAATAATCTTTCAGCAGTGCTTTCAGCCCGTCTTCTTTTTCCGGCTCCCCGGATCCTTCCCGGAAGTCCATCTGATCCGGATCCTCTTTGGGCTCCTCCTTCAAAAAATTCTTGTACTCCCGGATCTGTTTGACCGGCGTGTCCGATGCGATCACCGCGCAGTCCTCCTCGGACATGGTGAGCATCTCAGACAGTTTACTGCTTCCATAGCCTTTAAACTGCTCCCTCAGTTCCGGACCGTATCCGTCCACCGAATATTTTTTATTGATCGCCATAAATCTTGATACCGCTGTTGCGTTCAGACTCAGTTCCCGCTCGGCAAAATCGTAAATATTGGTATATCCCGCATCCGCAAACACTCCTGTGTCCAGGATCTGCCGCAGGCGATATCCTACAAAAACAAAGTTTTCCGCGACCGTATTCAGCTTTTCCTTTATCTCTCTGGTGGCTTCCGCCAGATTTAACTCCAACTGTTCCATTTTCCCCTCCTACGCTGACTTTTTCTGTTCTTTCCGTTTCAACTGCTGCACATATCGTTTCAAAAAGGCATCTACCTGTTTCTGATCCGTCTTGTGGTTGTGCTCTCCGTACCACTGGAGTATCTTTGCCCCCCGGATCTCGATCGTTATGTACGGAAATTCCGGATTCGTTTTCTTCCGCATGAGCAGGATATAGCTGTATCCCCTGTTATGCTTATCCAGATATGTGTCACCTCCTACGCAGTGATGCTGTATCCGTCCCTCATCCACCATTTCCGCCGCCGACTTAACCGGTCTTACAATATACTCCGGCGTTTCCAGTCCATATTTTCGTTCCAGTTTGTCATACACTTCGGCAATGTGGCTGTATTTTTTATTCACTTCTTTTTTCCGTTCATCTGACGCATGCTTGTTGACCTCTAAGACCATCTTGTCATGCGCGGCATACAGATCGTGTGGAAACAGCTTGATCGTGTCCGTCATGTCATATCCCATCTGGATGCACATGCTCAAATAATCGAGGTAGTGTGTTGCTACCTGATAGGTGATCCAGTTCCTGTGCTCCCGATCCGGATTGTCATGATATTTTTTTACATGATTGCAAAACTTAGTCACTGACAGATAGGATGCCACCTGCTCGTACTCTTTGAGTTTGAACTCTCCAACCGTCTCAAACAGGCATTTTTCCTCCTTCTCTTCCAGATATGCTCCAAGCCTTTTCTCCATCTGGTACATTCTCAGCCACTTACACTGCTGCCCGTATTTCTGCATGAGATCCCTTAATTTTCTCTTGTCAATTTTCAGCACATCCGCCGGTTTTTTTGCTCTTTCATCAAACCAATCTTTACTGCTAAGATCTGCCAGCTCATACAGTCTCATCTTTACTAACATTTCCTGCTGCGGAAACCTGTTGTACTGTCCGAGGTATCCTGCATAATCTATCCGGCGCGCCGCATCAAAGCTCTTTTTCCTCCATGCTACATACTCTTCCAGTCCGCTATATTTCAGATGGCTCTTTTTCAGTTCGTCCCACGATCCCGGATATATCTTTCCGTCCGGCTGCTTGATATTATTCATCCCCTGCAGGTTGCAATCGTCCCAAAAAGCTCTCCCTAGCCAGCAATCCCACTTGTGGTAGTCTTTCTGCACCTTCCGTCTCCCTTTACGGATGTAATTACGCGCCACTTCCTCCCAGCTATATTCTTCCCCCTTTTGTGTCGCTGTTTTTCTCGCTTCAAAGTACCGGATCGCAAAATTCTGATCATCAATTTTCTGCCAGATATAGCACGGCTCTTTCTCATTCACGCGGTCTTTTCTTCCGACAGCTTTCCACTTCCCAATTTTCCGGCAAAAACGGCACATCCCAATACCATTATGTTTCGGTTTCGGTCCTATCCGATCGCACGCCTGTTGTTCCAGTGTCTCTCCTGCCCGGAGCTTATACTCGTCCACCTGTCCACACGCCGAGCACCATACCGTGACCTTGTTCCCGGCGCGCCGGTAAAACAGATAGTGATTCCCTGTTACCTCTTTTTTGCTCCACTCGTAAAAATCCTCCGGTATCTCCGGCAAGCTGGCAGTTCTTTCTTTCAGCTCACGTTCCCTGCGTTCGTATCTGTTTTCGCTCATTTTACCGCCTCCTTCATGTAGTAGTCCCGCGCCATCCGGTATACCACTGCATCCGCAAGATAAGGCTTTTCCCTTGATACCTTTTTTCTGGCTTCCGACTCAACATGTTTCAGGCATCCGGCAAGGCTTTTCCCCTTCTCCCTGATCTTTACAGCCACCGCCTCATCTTCCATGGCTTTCTGTTTCAGATACTCCACGATCGGTTCTGCAGGTATCTTTCTGCTGTATGCCTTTACGTCCTTTTCTCCCATCTCGACATCCAGTTTGCCGACTGCTGCCGTCATCGCATCACACAGCGCGGGGATGTCTCCCTGGAGGTACATCTCCACAAATTCTTTTGATATGCCGTTTTCTTTTGCCAGGGCATACACATTTTCCGTATCTCCCTCATTTTTCAGCCCTTCGGCCGTCTTATTTATCTCCTCAGCCGTCATTTCTCCGAATAAATCAAACATGCTTGTCCTCTCCTTCCTTTTGCGACGTCGCATCACGCAGCGTCCGCCGCATCCACTCGCCGTACTCATGATCCGTTTTTATACAAATTCGAAAATCGTGCGGCAAGAGTATTTTCAATACTTTCATCCACTTTTCGCGGTTTGAAATCTCTTTTCCATGTGCCGTTTTCCAGTCGTTCTCCATCCAGGCATCTACCCACTGCCGGTTAAAAGCACTTTCCAAATAGCTGGAATCCGCATAAATACTAAGCGCGCATGGTTTTTTCAACGATTCCAGCGCTACCAGTAACCCGTCCAGTTCCACCTGATGCCTTGTCACATCCTCCTCTTTCCGGATCCACTGCTTTGTAACCGGTCCTTTTGCTGTCTTATACTCGATCAGGCTTATGTACCAGGCTTCCTTCTGTCTTGGTGCCCGGCAGCTGGTCATGAGGTAAATGTTCACTTCCGGCTCATTCGTTTTTTCTTCCATTGGTTTCCCGCACCTCCGTGTAGTACAGGTAGGAGTATCCGGTCACCCGGTTTATCCCCGTTTTCACACTGCTCTTGTCTATGTAGTACCCTTTTCGCGGTTTCGGGCCCTCCCGGATCATTTTTTCTGCTGTCCGGCGGAAATACCGTTTTCTTTCCGGCTCCGGCCGGATCAGATTTCTGGATGTACTGAAGCATTCCTCCGCGTTCTCCCGCCTTTTCTGTTTTCCGTCCTTGTCCGGCATATTGGACAGGTAATTTGCCAGATCCGCAAACCCGCCCTCCCGGTACAGCAGTTTTATATCCGGGTGTCCCAGTTTCCAATATTTACAGATCAACACGTCCGGCGGACGTTCCATACACCTGTTGATAATCAGATGCACATGGATCCCGCCTTTTTTCCCTATCTCGATCAGGTATATAAACTTAAATGCCTGTCCCTCTTTTCTGTACTGCCGCCGCATATTATCCAGGAACTTTTTCAATTCTTTTTTTATCCCCTCCATCGAACAGCGCTTTTCTTTCTGCACCGTCAATGTCACCCACAGGTCATTCTCTGTGAAATTCGCCTTTATGAGCCTTCGGATCCTGTTTGTTTTATTCAATGCATTTTGCCACTGCATCTGTTCCGGTGTCCTTTTTTTACGCGGCAGTCTTTTCTCACCTTTTTTCCCATACTTTCCCGCAAAGCATATCTCATGTTCGATACTGTCCGGGAAAGTCCACGTTTTACTAAAATATCCCATGCGACTTTCTCCTAAGTTTAATATCTTTATCAAGATTTAAAATCGAGGTCTGAAACCCTCTATTTCCTTGACTTTTCGCCCGTCACATGGTATTATTTTTATAGTTGTTTTTTACCATTTGACGAGCGTTTATCGCTGTCGCGGCATCCATTCCCGTGGATGCCTTTTTTATTTCCGCACCGCTGTCATCTCATAGACTTTCAGCACCAGATTTTCACTGAAAAGTCCATCGACCGGATGATCTTCATCCTGGCGGCTCCCAAACAGCTCTACTTTTATCTTTTCATCCAGCTCACACAGAGTCGCTACCGCTCTGGCATCTTCATAGATCCGCTTCGCGCCTGCATAGTTTTTGTTTCTGACCTGCGCCGCAAACGCCGCCGCCTGATCTTTGAGGCGCCATTCAATCCTCTCTTCCGTCAGCATCTTCCACGCCCTCTGCCTTTCTCAATTCTCCTGATGATCTTCAGCATCTTTTTTATCTCTTTTTTCATGGCTTGTCCTTCCTGACCGCCTTACGCGGTCTGTCCTGATTTGGCCTCTTTGTAGCCTACCGCCAACATTGCCTGCCGGTTCAGTTGGATGCCGATTTCTTTTTTCTCGTCATCTGACAGAGTGTCCCAGTCTACGAGACTGCCGTCCCGCAGACGTATCTTTATTTTGTTGGTGTATCCCTTCATATAATCACCCCTGTATAACCTATGTATCTAACGTGTGACCTGTGTCTGTCCCACTGCTGCTTTCTTTTCTGCTCATTGGGACAAGCTCATAGTCCCTCAGTACGTCATCGATCCTTTTCGTAACGCATCCCGCCATTTCCGGGACGGATGAAAAGCCTTCTTTATTTATCAGCTCTTCCTCTATCAGTTTTTCTGTGATCTGCATCAAAATATCCTGTCTTTCCATTTCAGCCTCCTGTTCCACCGACTGCTGCCACAGTCGATTTTTTATTGATTGCTTTTCCCGCTCGCCGCTCCTATACTGTACTTACAGGCTCCTGCCAGAGCCGAGTATCAAAGAAAGGAGTCCTTTAACGAATGAGTCAAACGTATAACACTGGTGATGTTGGTTTCTGCCCATATGTTGGTCACTCTGGTGGCATGATAATTACATGGGAAGATAATACTGTGATTTCCGTAGAATGCTCCGCAGAAAACCATGAAGTCTGCGGATATTCGGAAACATGTAAATTTTATCAACGTCATCCTGTTGGTTTTGTTAAAACTTTCCCTTTAAACAATGGATCAGTTTAACAATCCTCCAAACTTTGCGACCTCTCGAATACTCTCATTATTTAAGAGGTCGCATCCTCTTTCCTCATAGTTTTTCCGTATGGCATCTAATGCCCACATCACATCCTTATATGTATAATCTGTTTCCAGCTCTATAACCGAAATCAGTTTATTTACCAGATTTCCCCTTCTATGCGCTTCTTCGATAGTCATTTTTTTATCTCTTACTTCGGTCTCCTTCATTTCTTTACGGATCATATCATTGACATTTCCTTTGGAGACATCAATTAAGATTGTGGGTTTGATAGAAATCGTGGTCGCTTTTGCGACCCTTTTTCTTTTTTTCTTCATTTTCATTGGTTCGCCCTCCCTCTGCATTCTTACGATACCTTTTCCGGTTCTTTCTTCCGGCTTGCCATTTCCTGACGTGCCAAAAGCACCGTTGCATTTGACAGTAACAACATTCTTCCGGTTGCATCCATCTTTTTCATCATTTCAACCATTCCGTCAATGTCCTCTTTTTCTTTTACTTTCAACATGTTTTTCACTCCTTTCACTGCTGCTCGCTTGTTATTTCTGATAACATAATAGTCCTTTTAAATAACTTTGTCAACACTTTTTGTTATTTCAAATAACTTTTTTGTTGATTTATTTTTGCTTTGGTGTTATCATGTGCTTATGACAGGAGGGAAAACAAATGAATGACCGAATACGGCAAATCAGAAAAACCTTGTCTTTGACTATGGAGGCTTTTGGTAAACGTTTAGGCGTTGGGAAAACCGCTATAAGCCTTATCGAGAGTGGGAAAAATAGTGTTACAGATCAGATGCAGAAAGCAATCATCCGTGAATTTGATGTCAATCCCGAGTGGCTGCTACATGGAACTGGCGAAATGTTCGCCACACACTCCCACGATGAAGAGGTCGCCATGTACACGCAGGACATTCTCGACAGCGAAGATGATGAAATCGCGAAGATTATTCAAGATTTTATTGTTGTTTACGGGAAGCTGGACAGCGATTCAAAAGCCGTCCTAAAGAATGTTGCAAGAGATTTGATCGAACTACATAACAAAAGGGAAACGCCTTAATGCGCTTCCCTTTTTATATGCCTGTCCATCATTGTATAGATTTGTATTAGAAATTTCTGTTCCTTTTGTTCATCCAGGGATTCCACTAAACACAGTATCTTCCCCTTATAGCCGTTTTGCGGCTCTTTTGTTCTTATGTCCATAAATACTCACTCCCTATTCTTTTGTACTCCACCGGTGTTATGGTTATTATAATACATGCCTTTTTTGCAAATCAATAGGTTTGCCGCATTTGTCCCCGCAGCGGGGACTTACTTTTCCGACTTTTTTCGACTAATGTTCATTTGTGCTCCGATTCGTAAAGCTCTTCGATGTGCGCTCCAAGCGCTGCGGCTATCGTCTCTATGACATCCATTTTGGGAAATCTCTGGTTATTTTCATACCTTGACAGTGCAGATCTGGCTATACCGGTTCGTTTGGACAGCTCCCTGATTGACACTTTCTTCTTTGTTCGCACCTCTCCAATCAACAATTTCATTTTCTTTTTTCCTGCCTTTGCACAATATTTTTTAGTTATATTGTGCGCTCTGGTCGAAAAAGTATGAATGATTCTTATTGAATAGTATCCGTTCTTTCTATATACTTAAAATTGATACCCATTATATGGGAAATTTTACGAAAAGAGGGATTCGTTATGAAAAAAAATTTTTTTCCAATAATTATTACTGCGCTTCTATTCTTTCCCGGATGTGGGACTTCAAATTCTACTGTGCCTCAAAATCTTGACTCCTCAGAAACGTATGCTTCCGAAGACAACATAGATATTTCCCAATCAAATACCGAAGATTCCACCGAAAGTAATGTGATTTCGTATTATGACACCGTGATACGCTGTGATTACGATACATCTTTATTAAAGCCTATAACCATTACATCTGACAGCGATTTTCAATCTTTATCTGTTTTTGCAAGCAGCACCTCTGACAATTCTTCGGAAATCCTCAATGCCGGTGACTGTGTATATGCTGGAATAGTGGACGTTACCAAAGATGATACCTTTGATTTTTATTTTCATCCTGAGGATTTTACCGAATCATTCTTTACAGACCTGTTTGATCTTGAGCAAACTTCATCATATGACATTCGATGTGTATCTGGTTATACCTATGAACTATGGTCAAAAAAATCCGATCTTGTTTCCAAAGGAAAAATCCTGTATGCCCAGGACAATTCTGTATATTTTTGTGTATACAAAGTATCCAGTCTGTCTGATCGTGCGCATATCGACGCCTTCAATCACCTTTATGACAGCATATCTTTCGTCGCATCTGAGCCGAAATACATCAAACAGGGAGATCTTTTTGATCGCGTAAGCGCCATCTGTCCCAATGCTACTATATATTCTCTTAATGACACACTTAACATCCAAATTCCTATTTCACATAGTTCATACGATGAGGATTGCACCCAGTTTTTTAATTCTATGCTTTCAATTTGTGATTCTTGTGAATTAGAAGACGAAGTATATAAAAATGTTGGTTTTTCTATGTTTGTTGATAACAAAAGTATAACCTATATCGTTTTACTCGATTACAGCTCTCCCTCATCTTTTTCAACATGTGAACCAACTATTGTGGATAAAAATTACGCAATTCCTTTTTCAGAATTATATAATAAATATTTCTATGAAAATGATATAGGTACACAATCACAGAAGAAATATGATGCACTTGATCGGCAATACGGTTTTAAAAGTTCCTACTAATTCCTTACCATTTCCCAGTTAAAGCGAGTGATTTTTCACCCGCTTTTATTTTTACGTGTTTTTACGTATTTTCCGTTGACATACGTATTCATACGTGCTATAATAATTACATGATAAGGAAAGGAGCTAAAAGATATGCCAATGACGTCAAGAGAGATGATTCGTCTCCTGCAAAAGAACGGTTTTGTAATAACAGGCCAGCGCGGCTCCCATGTGAAACTAAGGAATCCACAATCTGATATTACAGTAATCGTTCCTTATCACAACAGGGCTTTGAAAAAAGGTCTTGAACATGCAATTTTAAAACGGGCGGAGTTGAAATAACTCCGCCACCTAAAAGGAGGTTTTTTTATGGATAAATTATTTTATCCTGCCTTGTTTCACAAGGCGGAAGAAGGAGGCTTCTGGATCACTTTTCCAGATTTTCCGGAAGCAATGACACAGGGTGACGATATGGAAGAAGCTTATACAATGGCGGTTGATGCGCTCGGATTATGTCTGTCTGATATGGAAAAAGAACACATTCCTTTTCCCGCTCCTACATCTCCGGACAAAGTGACCGTTGATACGGACAGCACGCTTGTACTCATCGAATTTGATATGCTCGCTTATAAAAAGCGTACAAATTCTGCTTCTGTTAAAAAGACTCTATCTATCCCACAATGGCTGAACGAAGAGTCTCTGGCACTCAATGTCAACTTTTCACAGGTTTTACAGGATGCGCTTCTTGAAATCGTTCAGTCCAGGCATGCAAGGTGA